TAATTTAGATAAAGATTGGGTAGTTCCAATTCCCACATCACCCCCCGAGGAAATGGTGAGTTTTGTGCTTTGGGTTTGAGATGTTCCCGAACTTGTAAGATGATTAAATGTTATTTGATCCGCATAGCACCTTATTGCAGTGCCGTTAATTCCACTGATTACGGCTTTATCTAATCCACTTGGAGCAGAAACATAAGTATTAAAACCAAACATTGATTCATTATTGTTTTTGTATGCTCCAATAATTCCACCTTTGCCTATTTGGTATGTCATCCATTGCTCTGCTCCCGCAACGTATGGATCAGAAATAGGTATTACTGCTTGTCCTATAGCACCCCCCGATGAGATAAGTAAATGATCATTAGTTCCATTAGCAGAGAAAGCAAGATTGCCCACAACGCTAGTCAAATATTTTGGATTTGCTCCGTTTAAATCCCTTAAAATTAATGAGCCACCTAAATAAGTGTTTGCGGTAGAATTAAAAATACCTTGATCAGCAGTTACACTACCACTAAAAGTAGTATCACCCCCACTATCAACTTGTATTCTATTATTCCCATCACCATCTGAAATGATAATGTTGTTGTTTGATGTTCTTATGTCCGTTCCTCCCGAATTTCCCGTAAATGATCCAAGTATTACATTTTTTGAACCCGTTGTAATATCTTTCCCCGAACTATGCCCCAAACAAGTATTTAAAAGTCCCGTTGTGTTATCTTCTAAAGCAAGTGTTCCAACCCCCGTATTACTATTTCCGCTTGTTAATTTACTTAATGATAAATAACCTAATGCAGTATTACTCCCACCCGTGTTATTTGATGCAGTTATAGAGCCTTGCCCCGATTGAAAACCAATAAAAGTATTATTGCCTCCGTTATTTCTTCTACCCGAAGATAAACCTACCGCAGTATTATTATCGTGATCTGTTGTAGTTGCTAGAAATTCTAATGATTGGTATCCAATAGCAACATTAGATACTGCAGTTGTTACTGATTTTAATGCTCTATAACCTAAAGCAGTATTATGATAACCACTAGTTAAAACATTTAAATTTTCTAAACCAAAACCCGTATTATAATTTCCCGTAACATTAGCAATATTCCCTCCACCTATGTTATAACTTGATGCATCTTGATCTAATGTTATTTTGTCATTAACATCAATTTCTAACGCAGACATACCTTTAATAGTACTACCATCTGTCCAAATTGCTATTTGATTTGCAGTTGGTGTTCCACTTACACTTACATCACCCGATGCTACTTCAAAAGCATAACCACCTACTCCATCAGCAGTTAAAACATATCCATCATTAGCACTAGTTATACCCGATATAGCACTTGTTCCATTACCTAATAATATACCCGTTAATGTAGTTGCTCCCGTACCTCCTTTTGTTACGGGTACGGTTGCTAATGCTATAACACCCGTATCTGATATTGTTGCATCACCACTAATAGCAGTAGATACTGCTTGGTTACTAGCGTTTCCTAAAAATATTTTAGCACTATTTAGATTAGGTACTTCATTTGTCCTAAATGCTCCTAGCACCGTTAATGCACCTCCATTTCCCCCTCTAATTACTTTACCTATCTTTTGTATTAAATTAGCCTCTCCCGTTGGTGCAGTATTTTGTAATGCTCCCGCAGTTGATGAACTAACATATAAATCATCTCCCGTTGAAAAACTTCCAAGTAATGTACCTAATCCCGTTAACTCACCACTTGTTATACATTCACCTTCAGCATTTAAAGAAAGGGGTTCTTTCATTATTCCAAGAGAAGGCATTGTTGTACTAATATCTGCTTTTGCCTTACTTACTTCGGGATTATCACCCGTACCTCCACTTATATATACAACATCACCCTTTGATAACGCCTCTGCTGCTATTACTTTTTGGAGCAAAGCACCATTTATATCACCTTCAAATTGAGCAGTTGTAGTTATATTAGCACTACTAGATATAGCAATTGTAGTTGTGTTACCTTGTGTTAACACCTCTTCTAAAGTTTGGTTATCACTACTTGTTACCCAACTTAATGTACCATTAGCATCTGTACTTAAAACTTGTCCACTAATCGTACCATCAGCACTAGGAAATGTGTAAGCATTGTAAAATTTAATTGATGAGGTAGATAAATACAAAGGCAATGCGTTTCCTCCACCATCAGAAATTTGGACAAAACTTGATGATATAGCACCATTACTTATAGATTTTAATAAACCTAAATAGCTATCCTTTATTTTATTTCCTGTTAATGTTGCCATGTTATTTTTTAGTTCTCTTTTTTAATGCTCTTCTTAAATCTTTCTTCAAAATTACTTTGTTTTTAAAAACTGCGGGAAAGAAAAATGGATATGCCTTTGTCCCCTTTTTTAACATACTTTTTATAACCACCCATACTTCATCTTCCGGAACACCTTCAGATATTAAATATTTTTTTAATCTATCATAAACATTACCACTCTCACCTTTCATACCCTTAAATTTATTAGGGTAATTACCTAGTCTTGAATCTGCATTAAACTTACCTTTAGTCCCAAACTCAACAAAAGCACCATAAACGGCATCCACTTTTAAACTCCATTCACCTCTACCTTTTGATTTTTTAACTTTTTTCTTAAAACTATTTATTAATTTAGATTGATAAACTGTTTTATTAGAAGAAATATTTGTTTTAGCATCTTTTTTTGTATTGTCAATATACTTATCAATAGCAGCTTCTACTGCTATAACTTTTCTACCAATAGTTTTGCTTAGATTAATTGATATTTGATCAGCGTTATGTTTAAATTTAAAATTCATTCAACAACTCGACAAGTTATATCAACCATTCTTTGATAAGTTTCTTGTGCAGAAATAGAAATAATACTATAATCCTTATTCCTCCAAGTAATAAAATTAGATTTAGAAATATAAGAATCTAATTCGGGATTTCTTATTCTAAAAACCCAATCACCCTCTAATACATTTTGTGTACCGGTTAAATCTTGAAAATCTCTTCTTTTTTGATAAATATCTGCCCAAGTAGTCAATAGATCCGTAGTTACATCTAAAGAGCGTTGCCCTGTATTGCTTGTGCTATAAGTTCTAGATTTAATTATTATTCTTTCCCTCATATTACAATAGGTTTGTACGGAGACATTAATTGAATTGTCTCTGTAGGCGGAGCAGTTGGTACATCCTTATCAAAGAAACTTCGATTATTATCGTACATAACCTTAATGTAGGCTAGGGTTGCTAATTTTATTTCACTTGGTACAGTCGAACCATCTGAATTATAAGATACATTTACAGTTTCATATGATTTATTAAAATCTAAAACCAAACTTCTTGCTCTGCTATCAATCAATCCATATGTGGTAAAATCAGTATTTTCAACAAAAGTACCGCTGCCGTCAGAATCGTGAGTATTATAAGTAACGCTAGTAATGCTACTAGCCGGACAAAATAATAAATCAATATATTTTTCGTTTGCATCATATTGAATAAGTATATCTCTATTTTTCAATGTCTGCTTAAACTGTCTTTCTATATATGAGGCTGCTGATTGAAACATATCACCGATAAGAGTATCATCAGTAGAGTTATCTACTTTTAAATAATTCTTTATCTCAGTTAATGATAGGTAATCAAAAGTTGCCCCTTCACCACTAGCATCGGTAATAGTGTAATTAATCATTTTCTAGTTCTTCAAGTAAACGAGATACCTTCCATCTCTTGTCGGCTTCTTTACCAAATTTATCTAAATAATCTTCCCTCAAAGAATCAATATCGCTTACTTCTTCCTTTGTTTCAACCTCTACTTTTAATTCTTTAGTTTTAACTTTTGATGTTTTCTCTTCTTTATGAGCAAAATCATAAGTTTCAAAATCAGCCTGTCCTGTATTAATTAGATGTTGTTGATCAGACTTAGAAGAAATTTCTAAAATTTCTCCTACTTTAGATTGTCTTCCTTCATGCAGAAAACCAACCTTCACTTTCATTTGTGCCATATTATTTTGATTTTAATAAGTGTTCTAAAATTTTATTATTTAAATTTTCTATACTTCCCAACCGGTGTCCTATTTCATTTCTAAATTGCTGATCAGATGTACTGTTTACTTTTACTTCACCTTCAATTTCAGTAACTTTTTTTTCTAAATTATCTAGTCTACTATCGTGTTTTTTCAAGGTTGCGTTTTGTTGCTTATCAATATATTTATGCCCCGCAATTGAACCTCCGGCACCCGTTGCTCCAACTCCTAATAATGCCATCAATTCTGCCCAATGCTGAGTAAGCCATTCGTTCATTTCTATTGTTTAATAATATCCTGTGCTTCATCAATTGATATAGAACCGCTAATTGCCATATATATTACACCAATAGCTACAACAAGCCTAATTACTTGTTTTACAAATCTAGGTGTTAATTTAAATTTACCCTGTCCTCCTTCGGGAGATTTAACTTGTTCTATAACTTCTCCCGCCAATGGAACAGTTGATTCAATTATATTAAGTAGTACTTTAAGCATTTTTTTTTAACAAAGATAAATAAAAAAAGCCACCCATTTTAAAGGTGACTTTCTAAACCAAAAAAAAACAAGAAAAAATTACATATATTCTTTACTCTGAATAACAGATGTCATTTCTGTTGGTATTTTATAGCCTAAAAGTTTATTCATTTTATTAATATCACTAAGAAATATTTTTTCTTTATTTAAATACTTCT